GCCGTGCCGGCACCGGCGACACAAAAGCCGTTGCTGACCATATATTTTCTGAGCGTTTCCGGCGTGACGTTTTTATGTTTTGGACTTGATGCAATGACGTCCGCACAGGCTGTCGGACCGCATCCGGATGAGTGCATCGTATAACGCGTGTTCGGATATTTATGCGAGCCCCAGCGGCTGTCATACTGTCTAAATGTCTTAACCGATGTTACTCGACTCATCCGCTTCACCGCCTTCCTCTACAATTTCCATTTTCAGCGGCTCCGTGTACACGCCCGCCTGTTTCTCTGCCTTGCGGAGCCGCGTTAATCCGGTTCCTTCGCACGCTTCCTCGGTAAAATCGTTGTTTTTGTAATGTGACGCATATCCCCATACGAAAGCCGTAACTATTGTCAGCACGATCTTATAGATCGCGTCTGTTTGCGCATCAGAAAAATTAACAATACCAAATGCAGCCAAAAAGTCCAATACTGCAGTGACAAGCGCTGTAACTGTTCGCGCTCTCGTTCCTGCGTCCATTCCAATTAGTCTGTTTATAATGTTTTTCAAAACGCCCTCCTATCCCAAAATCCAAACAACGTGGAATGGCATCCACGTGCCTGCAGCCAGCTGATCAGTAACAGCTGTTGTGCCGTATCGCGCACAGAGGATATCGCCGTTAGCAAGCACATCAAGCAGCCATTTGCGCGCGCCGGAACCCTGACAGATTTGTATTGTCCGTTGAGGCGGCGCAAAACTCGTTGGGATTGACGCAAATTTTACACCGCTTTGACCGGGCGTAACTGCAACGCTCGATTTTACTGCGCCTGTCAAAGTGACAACATTACCGCATTTGCGGAGTGTCGGCGTTTGGTCAGTATTGTATGGCTCCCAACCAGTCTCATATGTAATTGTTCCGTGCGTAACGGTTTTAAGAGCTGTTATATCTTCCGCGGCGTTATCTACGGCTGTCTTGATATTAGATAGTCTGTAGGCCGAGTTGCTTGCCATGTAGTGATACTGACCGTCTGTATTAACGTAATCATAATCGTGTATACACACATCTCTGCATCTTATAGTGCCGTCCAAGTCAACGCGAAAAGCAAAACTCGTCTGATCTGAATCAGACACTCCATTCCCGATTGCAAATGCGACATCCGCACTTGCGCTTCCGGTCGGCGGATGATAATGTCTGCCTATCAAAAATTGATAAGAGTTGTTGCAATATAGATCTTCTCCAATAGCAACTGAATAGCTGCCATTCACTTTGCAATCCTTTCCAACCGCAATCGAGCAATCGAGAATTGGCGTGTCACTGTTAGTTTCGCCGATTTCGCAAGCATTACCGACTGCGACAGAGTAACTCCCATAATTATTGCACAATCTTCCAAATGCAAGGGAACATTCTCCCCTCCCCGTTATGCTGCTCTTACCGCCAGCCACGGAATAATCGCTGCGTGCAGCACTATTAAACCCAAAACTTAGAGAATATTTGCCATAACTGTAATTATGGTTGCAGCGCCCTAAATAATAAAACGGAGCGATGCTGTTAATACTTATGTCACCACTCAGGACAGACTCATACTCGTCCGGATCATACCCCATGTGCAAAATATCAATATACATTATTCGGCCACCCCTCCCCCATACAAAATACTCAAGCCACCGTTTGAAATCCGAGCATATACATCGTTTTCGGCCCCGATTGTAATTCCGTTCGTCGAAAATTTTGCGATTTCCGTTGTCCCGTCTGGCGCATAAAATGTGATTGCCGACGCGCTGAAACTCGCGCTCGCGATTAATCCTGACCGGATCAATACTCCGAGTACATTCATCAGGATATTATTTCCGGACGGATTCGACAGCCAGTCTTCTTGCGGGATTTCTGTCACATGTGCACCGTTCGCATCGTGCCAAAAAAACTGATTTATCGCTTCCGCGATTATTTTCGCGTCCGTCGCCGTCTTACTGGCTGTAACCGCATTCTGCGCGGCCGATTCCGCCGCCTCATACGCTACGCCTGCAGCTGCATGCGCCGCCGTCGCTTTTGTGTCGTCTGTCGGCGGCGCGGTTGCGTTTCCGGTAATCCATGCCTTACCGCCGCTTATCCGGATCTTCACGATGTCGCCAGCCTTGCAATCGATTGTTTTTTGACACGGCGTTTCCGGCACGCCGCCGTCGATGTGGACAAAAACCGCATCGTCCGTGACGCGCGTCACGGTTGCGCTCGTGTCATACGCGCTCGTACTGCTCGATTTTTGCGATTTGAGCACTGCATTTGCAATGTTATTTACTGTCGTCATGCCTGCGTCACCTCCTCGGCCGTTCTGCAGCCGTAGCCAAGTGTAATAGACTGCGTTTTTATCCGGTAATCACCTGTCAGATCATAGCCCGGGTAATTGATCGTTATAATATCTCCAACTGTAATCCCGTCAAAAAATCTGCGGTTATATGACAATGTTCGCGCGTGCTGCTGTTCTTCCCGCAGCCGCCGGATTGCATACTGCGCAATGTTTTCGTCAACATTGAGATTAACGTCAGTGTCTTCCAGCCAGATTTCCCGCCCGCGCGACATCGTGGAGAGATCGCTCTCCGGATCATCATCTCGCGCGACCGCCGTGCCGGATTCCTCCGTGTACGCTCTCAGCACGTTCGGGCAGTCATACCAGTCATTCGTATCGGTAACCTCTGTTTCGATCACGTCATTTTCGTTTACGTCAAACCGGACGGACGATTCTGCGGCCTTGTCGCAGATCGTGACTGAGCCGTCGCCCTCAATCCGGAGCCGCCAGCCGATAGCCTCCAGAATTTTGTTTGCCATGCTTAGCCGCGTTTCTCCATCCTCCGCAACAATGTTGTCTGACAGAGCCGGGCTCCCGTCATCCGCTTCGACCGGCGCCGGAATCACGCTTAAAAGTTCTTTTACCAGTGCCGCGCCGGACCCGCGCGGGGCTGTATATCCGCGCAGCAAAAGGACGTCGTCTGCAGGTTTTAGCACTGAGTAACATTCGACCGGGTATGTGATCCGGTGCCCGTCCAGCTTCCTTTCCGGCGAGGATGTCAAACCGGTAAACAGTGCGACTTTTTCCGAGTCGCTTTCCTGCCTCGCCTGCAGATAAATCCGGATCCATGTTTCTCCAACGACCTCCGCGAGCGTTATGCTGGCCGACTCGATCAGCTCAGCTTCCGCATCGCGCTCGATTGTCCCTTCAATAATTCCAAGCTCCTCATCATCCGCCCACGTTTCCGAATTAACCGTCATCAGACAATAAGTTGCAGAAAATCCATGCTGCCAGTCCATCAGCTACCTCCGTGAATACTATTCCACTCCGCAAGCGTCATGCCTTCTTCGCCTTCCGGATCAACTTTTTTTACGTCGAGGCTGTAGGAAATAAGGTTTGCCTTCGCGCCGTCGATATTTTCCGTCACGTTGATATTTGCCGCAAAACTCGAGCCTTCCGGCGTCCGGATATGGCAGATGCCTGGAAAATCCGCAAGCCGCCGCATGTCCGATTGTGTTTGCGATCCGGCCGGCACCGTCAGAACTACATCCGTCGACAGGTCGAGATCGCGCGTTACAGCCGGATTCCAGTCACCTTCAACCGAGCCTCCAAGATAAGTTGTGCGCTCGAAATCCTTTTCCCACGAGTTTCCGAGAGAAATGTTGTATGGCAGGCTGATCCGCTGACCGTCAAAGTCAATGATCACCGTGTCCTCGTTAATAATATCTTCCGCCTCGCCTTGCAGATACAGCCACGCAAGCCGGCCGTCCGACGTGATATAGTCCTCGTTTGCTGTCTTTGCCACGACCAGATGCCCGCCGTGCTCGTTAAATGCCGGATACGGATCAACATACGTTATCCCATAAATTGCCTCGCGCACAATCAGCACAGGACGATCAATACTCAGCCGGTAAATGTCGCACACGTCGCCGGTCTCGGCCGTGTAGCCGTCCGGAACCATCGGCGTGATTTTTACGATCATGTTGTCATCGTCTACCTCGACTGTTGCCGCCGGAATTTCCGGCTGATGCGTCCAGCGCGCCTCAAACTCAATTTCTTCCGTCACGCTTTGCCCGTAGTTATCCACAACCGTTGTGGATAAAATATATTTTGCTTCGTCATCGAGCGCGCCGATCAGATCATCCTTGCCGATTGAGATCAGCGCTTCGCCGGTCTGCTGCACAACCGCGATTATCTCGCCCGCATAACGATCCTCTTTAAATTCCGTTGGCCGTGCAATCCGGTAATCATCCGCACGCGTGATCGCGACACGTGTGATTCCGCCCTCGCCGGCTCCGATAACGGCCGCTGTCAGCGGGAGCGCCTTCAGCGCGTTTACCGTTCTGGTTACCGGCGTGCCCTCATCCTCATCCTCTGTTACGGTCTCTGTTACCAGCGACGTGGTAACCGATGTAATCACCGGTTCTGCCACAATTTGGACAGCAACAAGATTCGACCACGTCTCAGACGCAACGCCTTCCGCATTTGTTACCCGCGCGGCCAGATAGTGCATAGTGTTTTCCGTCCATTTGTACTGCGTCAGGCTGCGCGCTGTGTACAGCTCATTAATGTCGCCGATACTGATCGCAAGCTGTGCTGTGACCGGCTCCTGCAGGATTATAACCGGCATTCCGGACGCGGCCAGCACCTCTTCTTTTTTGTATTTTGTCCGCGTGACCTCCTGACCCTCGACCTCTTCCGTCACATCAAATTCCGTGTATGAGATCAGGAGCGGAGACTCCGCTGGCCGGACTGGAGGATTTGCAACATAACCATCCGTCACAATGACCTCTGCCACGGACACGGTAAAATCTCCTGACCCTGTCGAGCCGCACGCCATATAGATCGTATCCGACATGTTGAGCACTGCATCCGACGCGGCCAGCGTCGGAGACGTCGGAGCGCTCGCAAGGTTAAGGCTGACAATGTTCGACCACGGCGAGTAAATATCATCCTCGCCGCTCGTGTCAACCAGCCGCGCGCGGAAATACCACGTCGCGCCTGCATCCAGTCCGCCGACACTCCAGTGCATCGCCTTGTGATCGATGTCGTATGTTGACGGCTCCTCCGTCGATTCCCACGCATCCTCATGATCCGCCCACGCGATCTGCACCGCTTCCGCATCTTGCCATGTCCAGTCCCAACTGAGTTTTACCGAGTCGGAGGCTGTCGCGGCTGCGGTCAGATTTGCCGGCGGCTGCGCAAGCGTTGACGTGTCATTCCAGATGAGCTTTGATGTCATCGTTGTCGTAAGCGTATATATTTTATAGCTTTGTTCGCTGACGTTTGAGC